AGAAACTTTGTCTTTACCTTGATAGATTCTATGTACATTCTCAGACACATCAAACCCGTTTGCAGTAGAGTAATCTGCAAAGTCTGTAGTTAACTGTTCAACCAAAGATGTTGTAGGTACAACAATAAGACCTTTTGAACAACGGTATTCCAACAACTGTCGAACTATCATATAGATGATTAGTGATTTGCCAGAAGAAGTTGGGGAGAGAAGTAATGCTCGATGATTACGTATTGCGTGAATGTATGCAGCTTTTTGATAGTCTCGAACTTCAATGTCTTTACCTCTTGATTGGGGTCTAATCATTGAAATAAATTTATCTGCATGATATTCGGGGTAGTCATCTAGCAAATCTGGTCTTGGGTCTCCATACTCTACAATGTAATCTCGTTCTTTTGCAAACGATTCGATATACATTACCAAACCATGATAAAGCTCAAATGACCTGAGGTCAAACAAACGAATTTTACCATCCCAGATTCTGTTTCTGAATGCTGGTGTAAACTGGTGACCAGGAACAAAGAACGTAAAGAATTCGGATAACTCTTGCGCTACTGAACGTTCGCAAGAAATCTTTACATATGCTTCATTCTTTTTAGATACGACTATTTTAGTTTCCACCGATGAATCTTTCCCATGATATGTAATCTTTAAGTTGGTATGTTCTACTCTTTAATTCTTGCATAATAGATTCACACACCGCAACAGCTTCATCATGATACATTCTTTTTTCAAGAAAGCGTATCAGTTCTTTATCAGATTCAATATACTTTTCAATACCGTGTTTTGTTTTTACATTCAACAGAAATGGCTCCCAACCATATTCTGTTAGTTCTTCTTGAGACAGAGAACCGTTGTAATATTCTTCTTTGATTTTTCTCATGCGTGAGTAATCAAAGTTTATGCGCTTCATTGCGAGGCGGTGATTTACAAGTATCTTCAGGTACTTGTTGTGAAGTGTCGGAATCTTTAACAATTCTTTACCTGGCTCAGTCGAATCTATAACTGAGTCTTCATCCCAGAGTTTTAATATTTCTTCAAGTTTGGTCATAATAACTCCATAATATAAGGTTTGTTTAAATAATTTCTATATCAAACCAATCGTAACGGAAAGATGCTGATGCTACCACATGTTCTTCGGCTGATGATGTTGTATCGAATTCTAAATCGGTAAGTGAAATGGGAAACGGATCCATAAACTTGATTCTCATCTTTGGATTATTCAAGTTTGACATTATGGTAAGAATCGCTTGCTTCTTATTTTCTTTTCTTTTTGTATACGTACTTTCAACCGAAGAAAGATCAACCATCCATTTATATATCTGAGTCCATGCGGTTAAATCCTCATTCACCAAGAAGGAAACATCAAACGTGTTATACGCTATTTTTGTGCCAGAATGGTATAGATCAAGGTTCGGAGTTTGCTGCACTGCTGCTCCTAGTTGAACACCTGGCAGGTTTGCTTTCTGGCAAAAGTATGTTGTATCCGAAACTTCAGGGAAAGTAAGAATATATTTTGTGGGTTGTAATAGTGCAGTATTGCTTGGTTTGGTGATTATTCCACTCATGGTAACTCCTATGTTATACTCTATTTAGGAGCCAAAAAAAGGAGCCCGAAGGCTCCTTTTTGAAATGCCACTCTTAATGGTGGCTCTACATCACATAAGGTTCGCTACGCGGAAGATACGGTAGTATGCATTACGCTTAGAGTACAATTGACCATTGTCAGCATCAAGACCAGCAGCGAATGGGTTTGCAACCATGCCGTAACGAGTCTTAAATCCAATTTTTGGTTGGAATGTGAACTGGTCAACTGCACGAACCATTTGCAACGGTACGTATGGGCAGTAGAATAGACCAGCGTCATAAGGAGAAGAACCCTTATAACCGATAGTTACCAATTCTTGGTTGGACTGGTATCCACCAAAGTATGGGTCGATGTACACTTTGATACGACCGTGTAGCAAACCTGCGAAGGTGTTGCCTGTATCGTCAACTTGTAGGTCAGCAGAAAGAGCAGGAGTGTATTGCAACACACCAGCCATTGCCATAGCGGAAGCAACGTCAGATGATACGATCATCACGTTACCCTTACCACGACGAGTTTCTTTAGCAATAACGTTAGCATCACGTTCAACTTGGAAAATCATACCTTTGAAACGCTCAACAGACCAACGACCGTTAGAGTCGGTGTCCAAGTCGAATGTACCAGCAGTAGTTGTACCGTATTGAGCACCTGGCTTAGCCACAGTGTAAATAGTACGGATAACTTCACGGTTGATTTCAGCTAGAATTTCTGTAGACAGAATGTTAGACAATTCTGTTTCAGCGTCAAGACCGTGGATTGCTTTCAAGTCTTGTGCAAGTTCTAGTGAGTATTCAGCTTTCAACGCACGAGATTGAGCAGTTACAGTAACCTTCTCGATAGAGAAAGCCATCTGTGCAAATGCTGCATTCGCTGTACCATTGTCAGAACCCAAGAATTCAGCAGTAGCCGTAGGCATGCCGATACCGGTTGTGAATGTGTTAGCTGTACCGAAACCGTTACCAACAGGGTTAGTGATTGTGTCACCAGTTGTGTTGTTAGCGAAACCGAAACGATTTGTGTTTGAAGAAATACCAGAGAACTGAGTATTAGCTTCGTTGAAGAATGCTTCTGTACCTTGTTGACCTGCATACTTAGCGCGCATTGCGAAGATAAGACCTGTAGGTCCTGTCATTGGCTGAACGCCAGCAACGTCATAAGCGATTAGGTTAGGTAATGCACGACGAACCAACGAAATCAAGATTGGGTCGAAGTTAGCGATAGAACCGCCAGTTGCATTTGTTGGACCACCAGCAGAGATTGTTTCATTCAACATTCCCATTTGAGCGCGGTCAGATGCCATTGCTTGAGATTGGTTCTCAAGAACCATAGCCGTTACGGCCTTCTTGTATGGGTCCTTAATTGCTTCCAATTCTGGATGTTCCAAGATTGGTGCCCATTTTGCTTTAAGTTCTTCTGATAGTAACATTAGGTACTCCTGTTTTAATGATTGTAATTTATTTATTTAATTACAGATTTTGAGATTGCGTTTGCAGCGGCGTCAATCAGAGCATCACCGGACGATCTACGTGCTGGCTTATCTTCTGGTACTTCAACGCCTTCTTCGAGTGCAGCTTTATCAGCAAACTTAACAGTAGAAGGAGCATATGCTTCTTTCAATGTGCTTAGTTTTTCTGTAAATTCTTCATCAGACGTAAACTCAACGCTCTCTGCGAGTGATTTAAGTTTTTCGTGCTGAGTCTGCGTTAGACCTTCACAAACTGTTTGGATGGCCAAGTTTTTCTTTTGTTCATTGATTTCTTTACGGAAACCAATAGAGCGAGAAATTTCTTCGTTCAATTTAGCTTCAAGTTCTTCAACTTTGTCAGCCATTTCTTGAACAACATCTACCTTTTCTTCTGGTAGATCAATATAGTGTTCTGTGAATAGATTCTTCAAACCATTGATGAAGTCTTCAGTGATTTCGGAACGTAGACCGGAATCAATAGCTAATTGGTTCTCTGTCATCCATTCTTCTACCATGTAGTTTAGGTAGTCATCAATCTTGGTTGCATAATCTTCTTTCAATTCTTCGATAGCAAGTTCGAATTGTTCTTGTAGTTGAGACTCAACTTCTTCTGCAATTTGTTCTACGCGAGAAATGACAGCAGCTTCAAAAATTGTAGTTGCTTTAGATACGAATTCTTCAGATAGGTGTTCACCTTGTAGGAGAGCATCAATATCTTCTTTCATACCTTTTTTCATCATTTTCTTCATCATCTTTTTGTCAGCGGCTTCGTCTTCGTGACCTTCTTCTTTTTCTTCTTCAATCACGTTACCGTCTTCGTCGATTTCTTCGTTTTGGCCACCATAAGACTGGAATGTTGCACCAGCATTTTTAGCCATTTGTTGTGTACCCTTTTTACCTTCAGGTTGTTCAACTGAGCCTTGCTCTTGTGGTTGACCTGTTAGTTTTCCAGCTGGCTGAGAACCAACTGGTGGTGTCGCGCCTGGAGCAGTAGCTGTTGGTACGCCTCTGGTTGCATCAGGTGCACCATCGGTTGTTTTAGTAACTTGAGTACCAATGTCACCAGCATCTTTAGTGCCGTATGCAACATCGCCAGTTAACTTTGAAGGGCCGTCTTGGCCACTACGCTTTGAAGTTACGCTGTTGTTTAGAATGTCAGCAGCGGCTTCAGATAAATTGAACTTCTTAACCATTTAAGTGTCTCCTTGGTTTATATGTGGATATTTATAATATTAAAGTTTTCTAAGGAAGGATTCAAAAATGTCTAATGAAACAGCTTCAATGTCCTTGCTCGATGCCTTTTTAATTGCAACAATAGCTTGTTCATGATTTTGTTCTGTCCATACTCCATTTACTAGCATCCAT